TTCGCTACTGTAGGCGGTACTGTAGCTAACGTTACCCCTGGTACAGGTGTTAACAACCAGTCTACTACATGGTACAACCAAGGAGCTCTTAGCTTTGATGGTGTTGAGATATTCTGGGCTCCAGGACTTGCTGCTACCACTGCTATTGCTACTACTACTGATAACTTATTCTTTGGTACTTCTGTGTTATCTGACCTTAACGAAGTTAAAGTTATTGACATGGCTGATATGGATGGTTCTCAGAATGTACGTATGATCATGCGATTTGTAGGTGGTGCTCAGTACGGTGCTGTTGAGGATGTAGTTACCTACGGTATTACTAACTCTGCTAACTAATAATTACTAATCAAGGGGGTGTAACAGCCCCCTTTTAATACATAAAAATATGGCATGTTTAATCAGCAACGGTAGAACTGAGCAATGTAAGGATAGTATCTCTGGTATCCAAGCTCTCTACCTTATCAACTTCGGAGATTACAACCCAGATCCTGCACCCCTTGGTGATGTAGGGTACAATGAAACGCAGGTAGCTATCACCACAGGTGGTACTGGATACACTTCAGGTACTAACGTAGCTACTACAGGTGGTACTGGTACAGGTTTCACCGTTAACATCACTGCTACTCTTGGTGTGATTACTGCGGTAACTGTTAACAATGATGGTTCTAACTACGTGGCAGGTGATGTACTTACTATTGCAGGTGGTACTGGTGGTACTATCACCATCACCAACTATGCTACCGTAGGCTATGAAGACTTGATTACTTCCATCGGTGGTAGTATCAGTAACATCTACAAGTATGAGCTTAAGGGTAACAATGGCTTCACAACTACAATGAATACTTCTCGTGAGAATGGTACTACTTTCTTTACTCAGACTATCACTGCTGAGTTGAAGAGACAAGATCCAGTTTTCCACAAGCAGTTCAAGCTCTTGGCTTATGGCCGTCCACATATCGTGGTACGTACTAATGGCAACCAGTTTTTCTTGGCAGGTCTTTACAGAGGATGTGATGCTACTGCAGGAAGTGTTGAAAGTGGGGTACAGTATGGTGATTTTAATGGTTACAAAATTACTTTTGAAGCCATGGAGGAGAAGCCTGCCAATTTCCTTGACTGTACTACTGAGGCTGGTCTTGTTACTTTGTTAGGTTCGCCTACTTTAGTTACTTCATAGTAATTTTCTACAAGCAATATAAGGGGGGGCAATGCGCTCCCCTTTTTTTTTGGAAACACTTTTGCACTTTCTGAGTTATATATATATGCAGGTAGTTACAACCGACCAAGTTAATGACCAATTCATCTATTTTATACCACGAAGCTCCACAGTGGATAAGATGTACCTAACTGATGAGAGCACCAATATAGAGGTAGAAGTTATCATCACTACCTACACCTCTGGTGATTACACAGATGAGATAGAGGCAGTATTCAACTGCCAGGAGGGGCACTACTATAGAATGGTCCTTAAAGATGTAGCAGGGGTGGAAGTGTATAGAGATAGACTCTTCTGCACTAACCAGGTCCCTGCCAACTATACACCTAACAGCTCTACGTACACTGCAGTACAGAGTGCTAATACTTTTTTAATGTACTAATATGAACAATATACACATAGTTAACTTAGCAGCATACGAGGCACCTATAGTAAAAGAGTCCAAGAGGGATAACTGGGTGGAGTATGGTGAGGATAACATGCACTACCAGTGGCTCTTGGATAGATACATCAACAGCACCACTAACAATGCAGTGATCAATAACATAGCAAGGCTGGTATATGGCAAAGGACTTAAGGCTATTGATGCCTCCAAAAAGCCTAACGAGTATGCACAAATGATAGCCTTATTTGATAAGGACTGCATCCGGAAGATGGCTCTTGACTTTAAGATGTTAGGGCAGTTTGCCATCCAGGTGATTTACACCAAGGACCACAAGAAAATAGCTAAGGCATACCACATACCAGTACACCTGCTAAGAGCTGAGAAGTGTAATGAGGATGGAGATATAGTAGGATACTACTACAGTGATAACTGGGCTGAGGTCAAGAAGTATACACCTACCAGATATAGTGCCTTTGGTACTTCCAAGGATGATATAGAGATATTGTTTGTGAAGCCTTACTCAGTAGGTATGAAGTACTATGCCTACCCCGACTACCAAGGAGCTCTACCTTATGCAGTGCTTGAGGAAGAGACAAGTGAGTACATGATCAACCTGGTGCAGAGCTCGTTCAGCCCCTCCACTATCATCAACTTCAACAATGGTGTACCAAGTGAGGAGCAGCAGCAGCAGGTCAAGAGTGATGTAATGAATAAGCTCACAGGACCTGGTGGAGATAAGATAGTGGTGAGCTTTAACCAGGATAAAGAGAAAGCGGCCACCATTGAGAATATGCCTGTACAGCAAGCTCCTGAGCTATACAAGTACCTAAGTGAGGAGTGTGTACGTAAGATATTGATAGGCCACAATGTTACAAGCCCCTTGCTATTCGGTATAGCTACCACTACAGGCTTCAGCTCTAATGCTGATGAGCTCAAGAATAGTGCTATACTCTTCAATAACATGGTGATCACTCCACTGCAGGAGGTCATGCTTGATGCCTTTGATAAGATACTTGCCTACAATGGCATAGCATTGAAGTTGTACTTTGAGACATTGAATCCACTTGATGCAGGTGGTGATTTAACCACAACTGATGAAGCTACTAAGGTAACTGATGCTATCAATGTAATGAGTCCACTTGTGGCTAATAAAGTACTTGAGTCCATGACAGCAGATGAGATACGCTCACTTGTAGGGCTTAAGCCTGTACCTGTGCAACTCAAGAAGGAGGATGTATCTGATGAAGAGCTTGATAAAATACTTAACAACCTTGAGGGAGAGGAGGTGGATGATGATACCTGGGAGCTGGTAGAAGAGCGTGAATACTCTGATGACAATGATAGTGCTGATGAATGGGCTAATAGAGTGTTAGCACCTAAGCCATCTATGCTTCAAAAATTAGCAACGCTTATCACTCCTAAACAGAATGGATTTAGCTACCTAGATAAGTCTATCTACAAGGTAAGATATAAATACTCTACAAAATATCGTAAAAAAAATACCAGAGAATTTTGCAAGGAGATGATGCAGAGAAGTGCTAGAGGTGTAGTATATAGACTTGAGGATATAGACTATGCAAGCATAGCAGGAGTAAATCAAGAGCTAGGACATAAGGGGCAACCCTATGACCTCTTCAAGTATAAAGGAGGAGTGAACTGTGGCCACTTCTGGACTGAGATGCTATACCAACGTAAACGCAATGAGGATGGATCTCTTAAGCCTGATAGATCACTTAGAAGCAGTGAAAGAGTAGCAAGCATACCTAAGAGCTACCAACCTAACCCAAGAGGATCAGGTGAAGCTAATACTCCACCTATTGATATGCCTAACAATGGTCATCACCCTAACTATAAAGGATAACAATGGAAGCACTACTGATCACAAGACAGGACCTCGTTAAGTACACTGCTGTTAATGGCAATGTAGATACCGATAACTTCATCCAATGGATAAAGGTAGCACAGGATATCCACATCCATAACTACCTAGGTACTGACTTAATCAACAAGCTCAAGGCTGATGTACTCAACACCATTAGTGGTACAGGTGTGCCTACTACTACCTCCTTGACTCAGGCAGGTACAGGATACACTAACAATACAGGTATAGCATGTACCGGTGGTACCGGTAGCAACTTTGCCGTAGATATCACCACTGCAGGTAACTCAGTAGTATCATATGTGGTAGCCATAGCAGGTACAGGATATACCGTAGGTGATGTACTGACTATAGGCACAGGTAACCTGGATGCTGAGATAACGGTACTAGCCATAGATGAGATACAACAGCCATACCTTAACCTATTGACTACCTACGTAAAGCCTGCATTGATACACTGGGCCATGGTAGAGTACCTACCCTTTAGCACGTACACCATAGCTAATAAGGGAGTATTTAAGCACAGCAGTGAAAATGCTACCACAGTAGAGGTGAGTGAGCTCAATATGCTTATCAGCAAGCAGCGTGATATAGCTCAGAACTATACGCAGAGGCTGATAGACCACTTGCACTTCTTTAGTCACTTGTACCCTGAGTACAACACTAACAGCAATGGTGATATATATCCGGATACTAACAATTACAATATAGGATGGGTACTGTAAGAAAGCCAAATAAACAGAATATCAAGAAATTACTAACCTACTTAAAAAAAGAGAAATGCCAAACGAAATAGGATGGGGATACCCTGTAGACTTTGATAGTGGGTGGGGAGCTGCTGCTGCTACTGCTGAGGATGGCTATGGTAGTGTAGTTATTAACAGCTGGAGTGGCGAGACTAATATAAGTGGTGTTGATGCCGATAATGCAGCTGCACTGCTGTACTTGCTAAGTGATCCATTGATATACACTGATGCAGATACCATGTATATCTTCTATGAGTTTAATCCTGACTATGAGCCCATCATGAATGTAAGAGTAACCGTATACAAGGATACTTTAGAGCTTGATACCAAGAGCTATACCGAGGATGGTATACAGATACTCATAGAGGAGCCATTGACAGGGGAGTACTATGTAATGGTAGAGGTATACATAGATACAATGACTTACCAAGTATATACAAGTAATGTCATCAATATCTAATAACATAAGGCCTACCAAGTACCCTGTGGATCCTGATGCACAGGCAGAGCTGCTTGATCAGGCTGTGGCTGCTGGAAGGTTAGGCAAGCAGGATACTCTTGTGAGTGGTACTAACATCAAGACCATCAATGGCAGCTCACTACTTGGTGAAGGTAACTTAACAGTAACAGCTTCAGGTGGTGGTCCTCAAGTTATTGCTAAGAAGGCAATGGTCAGCCACACTGGTACAGCTATCTCTGGTAACGCCATGATAGCTTCGGAGGATATAAGTGCTCACATCAGTACTAACACATACTATCATATAAGTGTAATGGTACGTAAAACATCAGGGGCTAGCTCTTCTTCTGCATTTAGGCTATATGTTAACAGCAGTGCCTCACTCACAGGTGCTACATTGATAGGTACCATGGTATCAGTAACAAGTGTTAACAATATAGCTAACAATACCTACAACTTTGCCACTGACTCTTCGGGTAACATGTATGTAGTGGCTGCTGGTGGAGCTCTATCTAGTAACTATGTCCAAAGTGGTGGCACAGTTATTACAATACCCTCACCCTGCTATCTGATTTGGGCATCCCAGACACCTAATGGTGATACTATAGTGCTACTTAACTCAACAGTTACCAAGTATGCATAGTGTAACAGTTAACGATATTACTTACACCTTCACCGAGTGGGAGGAGGTAGATGGCTATTATATTCACATAATCACCCAACATGGAACAATCTGTATTCCTAAAGATATTGCAGGCATTGATTAATATCTCTGCTTTACTTTATCACTGCTTTATGATCACCTTGGGTATTGTACTCTCACAACAGCCTGAGCACTATCTTAATCTTGTAGGATATGTAGTGCTAGCTTATGATGCCTATACCATACTATTACAATACTATGAAAACACAACTTACAATTCTGATAGCGAGCCTGAAGAGTAGGTGGCCTGTCTACCTATCCATGGTGAGCACCTTCTTTATGCCTATCTATGGCCTGTTATTCTTGATAGGCTTTGCCATTTTTGTAGATACAATTACAGGCATCTGGAAGGCACGTAAACTAAAGCAGCCCATCACCTCCAGGAAGTTATCTGCTGTAATATCTAAGATGCTACTCTATGAAATAACTGTTATTTTATTTTACTTAATTGATAAATTTATATTAAATGATATCATCCTTACCTTCTTTACTGTACCTTTGATGCTAACCAAGGTGCTCAGCTTGATACTTGTAAGCATTGAGGTGGTGAGTATCAATGAAAACTACAAGGCAGTCAAAGGTATAGACCTGTGGCAAAGTGCAAAGAATTTAATATCAAGAGCTAAAGAATTAAAAAAAGATGCAGATGAAATTAGACATAACTAAGATAGTACAGGCACGTCTATCTGATAAGCAATACTTCCAAGAAGATAGCCCTAAGACTCAAATATACCTACACCATACAGCAGGTGGGGGTGATGCAGTGGCAGTATCACGCTTCTGGAATAGCAACGAGACCAGGATAGCTACTGCCTTTGTCATAGGTAACAGGGGCACAATAGTACAATGCTTCAGCTCTAGGCACTGGGCATGGCACCTAGGTGTAGATCACCAAGATTTTCCTCATGGAGTGCCATACAAGAACCTCAACAAGCTCAGTGTAGGCATTGAGATATGTAACTATGGACCATTGAAGCATAAGGATGGCAAGTACTACAACTATGTCAAGGGTGTGATGGACCCTTCACAGGTAACTGTACTAGATAAGCCATACAAAGGTCATGTACTATGGCAGAAGTACACAGATGAGCAGATAGAAAGCACTCGCCAGCTCTTGGTGTACCTATGTGATACCTACAATATACCCAAGGCATACCGGTCAGAGATATTTGCCATTGATAAAGAGGCTTTCAAAGGTACTCCTGGCATCTATACCCACAATTCAGTGAGAAGAGATAAGAGTGATATCTACCCATGCCCCCGAATGATAGCAATGTTAAAAACACTATGAAAGCTATAGTCTTAATTACAGCCCTTCTGCTGCTGTTTGCCTGCTCAAGTGAACGCAAAGCACAGTACCACTACAAAAAAGCTCTTAAACATGGCCTAAAGGTGGTGCAGGATAGTGATACCATCCGTATTAATACCATAGACAGCATACCTGTAATAGTAAATGATACTATCGTATGGCAGAAGTACATCACTACCAAGGATACTATCATACAATATAGGACCGTAGAGATACCTAAGACCAGGTGGCAAACTAAGATAGAATACAAGTACAAAACTAAGATAGAAAAAATCAAGGGTAATACAATCTATAAGACTGCTAAGGCTCAAGTCAAGTACCGCACCAGGTGGTGGCCCTTCTGGATAGGTTTAGCTATACCTTTCCTGCTTAGGTTGCTATACAATATACTACTAAGCAAGCTGAACAGATGAGGAAGAGGCTGTTCTATGACATAGAGACCTCTTTTAATGTAGGAGTGTTCTGGAGAACAGGCTACAACATAACAATAAACCCACAAGATATCATACACGAGCGTGCTATCATCTGCATCTGCTACAAATGGGAGGGCGAAGATACCATCCACAGCCTAACATGGTCAAAGAGCCAAAGTGATAAGGCTATGATACGTGAATTTATCAAGGTTATGAATCAAGCAGATGAGATAGTAGCTCATAATGGTGATAGATTTGACCTTAAATGGATACGTACAAGGGCTCTACTGCATGATATTGATGTTATGCCTGCACCCAAAACCATTGATACGCTTAAATGGGCTAAAAAATACTTCAATTTCAATTCAAATAAACTAGACTACATAGCTCAACTGCTCAAGGTAGGTGCCAAGATGGATACCGGTGGCCTTGAGCTTTGGAAGGATATCGTATTTAGAAAGGATCAAGCCGCCCTGGATAAGATGGTAGAGTACTGCAAGATGGATGTGGAGGTACTTGAGGCTGTATTCAGCAAGCTCAACAGCTATGCAACCCCTCAACACAACTATGCAGTGCAACATGGAGGTGAAAAATATGAATGTCCTGAGTGTGGTAGCACTAATTACGTATACAATAAGAAGGTAGTAACAGCTGCAGGAACCGTTCACCATTGGCTAAGGTGCCGAGACTGCAACAAGCACAACAAAATCAACCATCAGGTATTCACTAAGTACCAGGAGTACATCTACAAGAGAAAGAAAAATATCTCTTAGGTTAATTATTTAACTATTTTTCACCACTTTTAAGTTAAATACTCGGATTTACACCGTTTTTACCCCTTACTTTTTACATTTCCTTATTTAGAATCATTCTAAATTTCACTAATAAGTAAAAAATTAGTTAGTAATTATTTGCAGATATGAAACTTTTTATATCTTTGTAAAGTATTAACCAATAAAAATTACAAAATGACAAAAGAAGAGATCCTAGAAACCGTGCTTAACTACGTTGAAGAGCTTAATGCTGACTATGAAGAGAACCGTGAGGCCTTTGGCCATGGTGATCCGGACACTCAAAGAAGCTACACCAAGCTGTATGCTGTAGAACAGTTACTTAACCGCTTAAATTTACTTACCAATGACTAAAAAACAATTACTAGATGCCCTTGTAGGTGGCCTAATAGTGGCCGCTACACCTTTTATCTTATATAAACTTTTAATACTTATAATGTTATGAACGAGCACGTAGAACTTAGTGATTATTTTTGTCAATTCTCCTTCTCAAGAAGTGAGACCATGGATATCTGGGGTAGTTGTATGTATACCTTGGTAGATGATCTAGATGATAACTTCTTTGTGGAGGTGGATAACATAGAGGCCTTCTATGATGCCGGTGAAACTGAGCTACCAGTGAAGCTCACTGAGTATGAGATAGACCTGCTATGTGAGTGGATCTATGAAGAAGCTAACCAGCGCAATATGTGGGAGGACTTTAGAGATGTAGATCGTGAATGGATGGATAAAGATGATGCAGAATATATATGAATATGCAAGATGGTGGCGGGAGCAATCATTTGCAGGAGATAAGGGCGGCTCCTTTAACATCCCCCTATATTTAGAAATCTTAAAATGCAAAGCAAAATGTATAGACTCGAATACTACATACACGATAAGCTCATCAATCAATGGGGCTTCAAGTCCTTTGCCTTGTGCAAATGGAAAAAAAGAGAACTGCAACGATCAGGAGACTGCCTGATGGGGCACTTCAAAATTGTAAGGATATGACCAAAATAAAAGTAGGTAGTGACTTCTCAGGAGTAGGAGCATTCAACCAAGCCCTAATGAGATTAGGGATAGATTACCAAGAAGTATTCGCCTGTGATATGGATAAGTTTGCTAGACAAACATTCATCCATAACTATGGAGAACCGGAATACTATCCTATGAATGTATATGATAGAGAGATACCAAAGGAGAGTTTAGATATCTATATGACATCCCCTCCATGTCAGGCATTTAGTTTAGCAGGAAAACGTCTTGGTAAAGATGACAAACGAGGTGTGTTGTTTTTCAATTCACATGAATTCATTCAGGTCAATAAACCAAGGTATTTCATTTTTGAGAATGTCAAAGGATTGTTGTCGGACGACGAAGGAAAAACGTTCAATGAATGGTTGAATTTTCTTGGTGGCAAATCGGTGAATGGAAATCCCGTTTTATTTCCACACGAAGATTCCGTCCCTTATCATTTGTACTGGAAAATATTGAACGCAAAAGAACACGGTGTTCCACAAAATAGAGAGAGGGTATTTTTAATAGGCATTAGAGATGATCAGGATAATACATTCACATGGCCAGCTGAGGAGGAATTAACAAAGAGATTAAAGGATGTGCTAGAGGATAGTGTAGATGATAAGTATTTTTTGAATGAGAAGATGATTAACTCAATTATGACAAGTAAATTTTTAGATTCTAAACCAATGGATTTTTCTAGAAAAGATTATATTGAGGAAAACATATCTAAATGTATTAAGGTAGGTGGAGATGTTCCGTGTTTTATAGTAAAATCAGGCACAGCTAAAGGATATGATGAGGCTACTGAGGGTGATAGTATCAATTTTGCTTTTGCTTCATCAGATACACGAAGAGGTAGAGTAGGTAAACAAGTAGCTCAAACATTAGATACTTCTTGCAATCAGGGGGTGATGGTAGGTGATTATAGAACTGATGAAGGATTCAGATGGAGACAGGATGGAAATTCACCATGTTTAATGGCTAGTATGAGAGATAAATGGAGTGAAAAATTTACAGCACAAAACCTGCCAATAAATACAAATAGTTACAAAATCCGTAGATTAACACCACGTGAATGCTTTAGATTGATGGACTTTCCTGATACATTCACATGGCCTGTATCAGATAGTCAAGCCTACAAGCAAGCAGGGAATAGTATAGTAGTAAGAGTACTAGAGAAAATTATTAACAATCTACCATTATGATGACTAAAGAAGATATCTATGAGTGGCATGCCATACAGAACA